GGCGGGTCTCCTCACGCTTCGCAAAGTCTTTCCCGGTACGGACTTCATAGCCGCTGGCCATGCCACACACCGCCCGCACGCGGAGTTGCGTGTCCAACGTGCAATGGCCTACCGTGCCGTCGACGCCCTGTTGCGCCCTCACGTCCACAAGGACGATTTCGTCGTCGACGAGGGTGGCAACCCCACGCGCCACCAACACGACATGCGCGCGTGTCGCCAGTTGGGCGTCCACTTCCACTCAACGGCGCCCACGGTTGATTGCTTAGACCGCATCCGTCGCATATCTGCGGACGCGTCACCCCACGCATGTGATCACTCGTTTTCCGCGCCTTTCAACACCGAGTACGGCTCTGCCAAGCTCTGTGACTGCGATGAGAAGCAGCCCTTCGCGGCGTGGATGTCGGTAGACACGCTCTACTACTTCACGCCGGAGGATGTGCTCAACGCCACTTATCGCACGCGCGAGCAAATCGGCTTTGCCGCGGTGCATCGCTTCGACGCCGGCACCAAGTCGTGCCCGTACGGCACTTTTGGCCTGTATTACGGCACTACAGCCTGGACAGTCCAACCCCATGCCACCACTGGTGAGCCCACCGTCTACATGCAGGCAGAAGGCGGTGGCTCGCCGTACGCACACCCGTACCCAGCCTGGCTTGGGTTGCATGCCGACCCCGCCGGCTGGTACTCGTCGCACCACTATGTGTCGAAAGATGGTAAGCGCGCAATGTCGTGGGAAGTCAGCATCCCCGTCGGCACGATGTCGGTCATCACTTTCCGCGCCGACCGCCCGCGCGCCCCCGACCCGCGCCGCGCCATCGAGTTTCCCGGATTCGAAGCATCCACTGCCGACCTTTGTTATTCATCCGCCGCAAACCTTCGGCGTTCTGGCGCCGAGGCCGGGCGTGGGGTCACGCGTTATGTTGCGTCCCTTCCACCCACTGCGGTTGTTTGGTCGTTCGGGCCCTGGTACACTGTCGCCCCAAACCCCAGCATTCCGCGCCTCGGTTACATGATCCCGAAGTCCCTCATTCTCGACGCTGAGGTACTACTGGCCGGCACGCCGCGCGCGCCGGCCACCGGTTCCGGGTCTTACAAAGAGGTCGTTAAGACGGTGCTCGCCGCGTGCGAGTCTCGTCATAATGTCTCCCCGGAAGTCGAATTGGCCTTCGCCACGCACGTTCTCCCGTACCTGTACGCCGATGTTGGCGAGGCTTCGAAGCACATGGATAACGCCTTTCGCCCCCTCACCGCCAAGTTCCCTGGAGGAGATAGCGCTGCCGACGCTTATAACGCTCTCCTCAATGCGCGCCCGCGTAATGACTATGTGTCGTTCTTGTGGCGTTTCGCAATCGTCGTCGCAGCGCTCACGTTGTGGTCGTACCTCCCAAACCTCTTCGGGTACTCAGCCCACTCGCTTCCTGGATGGCGCGAGCGTGTCCTTGCGCGCGCGGAGCGCGTGGACGCGTACGGCCGTGTCTGCGAGGAGCGCCGTAGTCGGTTTGAGCACCCGTTCTTCACGGCGTACGACGACGTAATCACCACTTGTCCCACCCTTACTGCTTATTTCTCGACGGCGATGTCTGCAGTTCCGTCCGCACTCTTTCGAGTCGCCGCCTCAATGCTCGCCGCGGCCGGCGCGCGCCTTGCCGCTGCGCCTGCGCTTGCTGCTGATTCGGCGCGCACCGTTATCGCGGCGGCGCAAGAGTGGGTCGACCCGTCCCCGTCGCCCGTCGATTACCAGTATTACGCTGCCGCCG